AAACTTTTTCACATTTCAAAATTAAGTTATTGTTTTAAGATTATAATTAATTGAATAATAGTGTATTATATTAAGTTTTAACGACGCATAGGTTTTATTTATGGTCTTTTGATCTGTTTTATACTAAAAATAAGTTTGCATTATGAAAAAAGCCAAAATAGTAAAAGGTTTTATTAGCGAACCGCTGGATCCGGAGGAAGATATTTCTGATAAGGAAGATTCTGAAGGACTTGATGCATTAGATATTAAATGGCAGAAAAAAATTGATATAATGATACTTGATTATTTAGGAGATACAGAATGACCTGGCAGGAACGTCTTGACAAATTACACCCCGATATTATCAGATCCTTCTTGAAAACAAACAAAAGTGATGCAATACCCGAGGATCTGCAGCGATTTATCCTTTTATTGGACAAAGTTCCTGAAATACATAGAAAATATCCATCAGTTTCCAGGTGTGCAAAGGAATTAATAGACAAATATCCGGAGTATGAACTTGCTTTTAATACTGCAAGGGAAATAATTTGGGAAGCAATCAACTTTTTTCATCTAAATAGCACAATCACAAATCAGGCATGGAATAATTATTATGCAGATAAACTGGAGGAATTGAGCAATATCGCGGTTGCCTTAAGAAAATTATCTGTTGCCGAGCATTGTTTAAAGGATGCGGCAAAATTAAGATTTAATCCCAATGAAAATATTATTGATGCTAATAAAATCAAGCCTATTAAATATGTTATTTCGCCAGAAGTGACATGGAAAATGTTGGGTGGTACAGAAGAACCATCATTGAAAACAATTGCAGGTGAAAGATTAAAACGATATCGGGAAGCAATAAAGGAAATAGATGGTTATCCCATCAATTCTGATGAAAAGGAAAAGCTGAAACAGGAAACCGCTCTTGCTCTTAATATAGTTGAAATGGAGGAAGATGATGGATAGTGCTGAAATCATAAAGAAATATAATACTGTTGTTCAGCATAAAGTTATCCTTTCTGATACTCAGAATCTAATTGGTGAAGTTGGACGTGGTTCCGGTAAAACTACTGAAATGTTTGCTCCCCGAATTGTTAGGATTAGTTATGATATGCCCAGAAGTACCATGATTTTAGCCGGTCCAACCTATGTTTTTATAATGGATACCTTAATACCAGGTATTGTAACATACCTGGCAGAACATTATCAACGAGGCTGGCATTATGAATATGGGAAGGAACCTCCAAAATTCTTTCTTCAACCCTATACTCCTGTAGGAAATTGGAAACATACCATAACCTTTGCATGGGGAACGGTTATTTTGTGGGGTAGTTTGGATCGCCCGGAGAGTATGATCGGTAAAAATGTGGTTCATTTATTGGTTGATGAGATGTTGCGGATTGAAGAAATTGATTTTACCGAGCGCGTATTCCCTGCCTTGCGTGGTAATCGTGAAATTTTTGGTAAATCTCATTACTTTGGAGGTATTACAGCCTTTTCGTCCACACCAAATTTTGAAAATGACCATGATTGGTGGCTCGAATGGGAAAAAAACGTTAATCCGGAAGCCATTAAGGTTATTGAATATGTTGCCTATAGAACACTTAAAGCTGAAGGTGAACTGGTAAATGCCGAAATTGAACTGGAGGAAGCCAGAAAAGAAAATAAGACTTCGAAGATCGAATCCATTGAGAATGAAATCGCCCGTTTAACCAGGTTTATTAACCGCTGGCATATTTTTTTAAACGAAAAGCGCTGCGAGGACAATGGTAAATGGACTTATATCAAAGGTTCTAGTTTCAGTAATCTTCCCATTCTCAGTATAGATTACATGAAACGCCAATTTGCAGGCACAAAACATAATCCATCAAAGTTTCTTCTCTCTATATTGGGTATCAGACCTGAGAGAGTGAAAGAAATGTTTTTTTCTTTTTTCAGCAAACAGCATATTTATACCGATAGTTACAAATATGAGAAAGGTCCGGGAGGATTTGACGATACCAGCAAAATAGGTGAATACAAACGAACCAGTGCAGATCTCAAATATTGCAATCCGGAGAAACCATTACTTATGGGTTATGATCCCGGTAATTTTATGAGCTGTGTTTTTGCCCAGGAGCGAGGCAATGATCTGCGGGTTTTTAAAAATTCATATTGCTGGACCCCAAAACAGCACTTTGACATGGCTGCCCAGATCGATGAATTTTTTCGGCCCCATACCCGCAAATATATCAAGCTCTGGTATGACCGTGCCGGCAATCAACGCAAGTCTATTTATGCCAATAACCCAAAAGGCAAAACCGATATCGCCATTTTAAAACGCTGCCTAGAAGATCTCGGATGGCGTATTGAACTTATGACACCCCCTGATCAGCGGACCATTGAATATTGGGAACATAAACTCTTATTAGATACATTATTAAGTGAACGAGAAAAGAAAACACCGCATATACGCATTTGTCAATATGAGTGTGAGGAATTGATATCATCAATTTATATGAGCCCGCTTAAACGAGAGAAAGGCAATTGGATTGAACTCGATAAATCTTCCGAAGTAAAGCTGGATTATGAAGATCAGCCATGGTATTCTACCCAAATACCATCTTCCCTTATGTATCTCATATTTGGTTTGTATGAAAAATATAAACCTGCAGGTATGAAAGAAAATTTTGATATCCCCGGTCTTTAAAATTTTTTATATTGGCACATTGTCACATTTTCAAATTAACCAATTAATCCCTGTCCTTTAATCCCTTCCTATTATTCTATTCCTTAGCATTAATAAAAAGCTAAAGGTGTGGATACAATCAATGGGTATGAAGCTTTAAAACGGATGCGTGCCTTACGGCATTCGGAGGATCAATCTTTTATTATGCATCACCAAACCTGGAATGAGAAGAAGCATCAAACTAATGGCATTCGTATTGTTAAACGTTGCAGGCTTCGCCCGGCTCTACCGGAAGATTCTATGCAACCACACCCAGATTTATTTCAACCTTACACAGACTTAAATGCAGCAAAGATTAACCAGAACCGTATGTGCCGTAAAAGGCTTATCCGGTACGTTGCCTTTCCTCCGGATTTCATACTTCTGAAAGTTGACTGGTTTACTCCTTTGGCTGATGGCAAACCGCAAATAATTCATCATGAATAAAGTAAATATAGATTATTATGGCAATAATGGCATTGCCTCCGATGGAGCCAATACGATATCTTTCTCGATCATGGGAAGCACCGATATGCTGGACATCGAAAATTATATGAAGGAATATGGCAACCGGTTTATGGCAATCGGCGATCGTCTCAAATTTCTTAATTATACCATTGCCACCCACGGAATAGATAATCAGCTTCCTTACGATGTAAAAAACTATATCGATCATAATCCTATCCTTCCGGAGATCCTTAAAAAGCAGGTACGTATTATTTATGGCCAGGGGCACGGATTATATATATCCGATGAAACAGGCGAAAAGAAGGTGCGCAAATGGGTAACTCAAAATTATCCTGAAGTAATGACCTGGTTAAACAATTGGGAAAAGGATCCTGAGCTCGATCCGTTCCGGATTTATATTACCCGCATAATCCATGAATATTATTATATGGAAGGATATTATGATCACTGGCTGTTTAACCTGAGCCGGCGTATCGGTGGCAATATGCCGGTGCGTGGTTTAAAAGCAATGAACGGAACTCTTTGCAGATTGGCAACTACAAAAAATATTGACATTCGTTCACGCATCCTGGATGAAGATTGTGATATAGTATTGGAAGGTGACTGGAGAAATATGTATTATTATGATTTGATCGAATGGCCGCGTTTTAACTTATCAAATCCGTTTCAGTATCCATCCGCTGTTCATTATGTTCGCGATCGTGGTTTTAATGAAGATATCTATTCAAACCCCACATTTTTCAACGGGCAGAAGGAATGGATCAAAGGGTCCAATCTTAATCCCAGATATGTTAATTCATATCTGAAAAACTCCTTCAATGCCAGGATTCACGTAATTATTCCTGATGCCTGGATCAAGGAAAAGAAAACAACCCTGGAGAATATTTGCAATGAGAATGATAAACGCAAAGATGCCAGTAAAAAACTGATCGAGGAATACGAAGGCATTAAGGTTGGTACTGAATTCACATATAATATGCTTACCGAACTCATTAATAAAAAGATATCGCAGTGTGTCGATATGATGAGCGGACAGGGTGAGAACCAGGGCAAGATGTTCTGGACACGTTCCTTTATGACTGAACATGGAATTGAGCAATGGAAATTTGAGGAAATACCGAGCAAATACAAGGAATTCGTTGATTCAATTATATCCTATAATAAGACTACCAATGCCATGATACTTGCAGGAAAGGGAATGGATCCTGCCATTTCCAATCTCGGGAACGAAGGTGTTTTCAATTCCGGATCCCAGGTATATTATTCCTATATGGTTTATCTCGATTCGCTGCAATATGCTGAAGATTATATATGTGAAGATATTAACCGGGCGCTGTGGATAAACTTTCCCAGGCTGGAAAGGGATGGTGTAAGACTTGGCTTCCACCGTGCAGCGCCGGCACGCCAGCAGGATATTGCTCCGGCAGATCGTATGCAGAATAATTTTAATAATCCACCACAATGACAAAACATCCATTTATATCCAAATCAATAAAGGATTACATCTCCGGATTCGATAAGGGATTCGATGTTGAGAATATAAATGACAGTTTGATAATGGCTGCCAATGATATTCGCGGAGTGCTTATTCCTGCAGAACTTTATGATGCACTGATAGATTCAGAAATACCCATTGAAGAAACCGACCCTCCTGCAGATCCGCCGGTGGAACCTCCTGATAATGCCGATCAGATTGCCGAAGCTTTGGAACGTTTAAGATTTTGCATGGCGCCGCTGGCAATTTATAAACATTTCATTTGGCTTCAGTTACGGGTAAGTAATAACGGTATCACCACTTACAAGGGACAAGATGAAACCACAGCATTCAAGTCTCAGATGGATGAAGCCAAAGAAAGTCTGATGACCAGATTTGGCGTTTTCTTTAAAGAACTGATCGATTACCTGGAGGAAAATATTCCTGATCCTGCCGAGGAAGAACCTGCAGAAGGCGAAACCTATGAAAACATATTTTCATACTGGGCAAACAGCGATCAGAAAAAAGAACTCGATGCATTGCTAATTAAGAGTTATCGGGATTTTGATAATTATTTCCAGACTGAAGGAAATGCTGCATTCTTTATCCGGTCCCGGATATTTCAGCAGGAAGCTTTCGATGAGATCAACGCGCATATCAAAATCGCGCCCATTATCGATGCCGAAACCAAAGATGAAGCTAAAATTCGCAAACTTAAAAAAGCATTGGCATATCTCACTATTAGCCGTGCGGTTTTCGAATGGGATATATCTCTCCTGCCTCTCTTGGTTCAACGTGTTATCATTGGTGTAAACAGCAAGGAATATGAGGAAACCAAACGGGAATTATCAGCCAAATATCAGAATTATGCATACTATATTCTAAAGGGTATTGATATTCAGAATGAAGCTGATAAAGCCGAAACAGATTCTCCGGATGAACCGGTAAGCCTTACCACTCCGGAAGTAAATAAGCATGATAAACATTATTTGATGTTATAATGAGCCGCGAATTAAACATACCAACAGTATGGGAGGAAGTAACCCGCCTGCAGTTTGCTGATATATGTGAAATATTATTTGAGGCAAGCAATAATAAAGATCCTGTTCAGCTCACTCGCCTTCGCATTTTGGAAGCAATAACGGGCAGCCGGTTACTTGCAAATGCTTCGAAGCGGGCAGGATGCACTCAGAAAGTTGCAGAATACACTCGGTTTATATTCAAAGTAACCGTGAATGATGAAATTGCTGCAGTGCTTTCTCCTGAGTTTCAGGAAGCGCTTACCTGGTGTTTGCCCGAAGAAATCCAGGATAAGGAATGGATAAAAGAACTGGCCGGTGTGGCTAATCTTTTGGAACCTTCCGTAAATTTTAACTTCGATATCAAACAAAATCTATTGCCCAAAATACTTATCGATAGTCAATCATATTCGGGTCCTGTTTTTACGATCGATAAATACGGGATCTTGAAAACGGATATTACTGCAGGGGAATATTTTGATGCATTGGAGTTCCTCCGGATATTGGGTAAAACAGGCGATATATCTTACCTGGCTAATATAACAGGTTGCTTTTACCGGACCGATCGAGAAAAATATAATTCATTCGAGTCCCAGCAACGGGCCATCATATTTAAATCGGCATCTGCAAAATATCTGAAAGCTGTATGGTTTCTGATGCTATCCTGGCAACAATATTTTTTGAATCATCCG